CCTTAGGCGTGACGGTCTCGAAGTCGTCCAGCCCGTTTCCGCCGTAGACAGCCTCGGTCACCTGCACAGCGTCTAGGAGCAGGCTGACTCCGCCGAGGCCTTCGGGGTCCACCACGGCCACCGCCCAAGCGCGCACGGTGCCCTTGGAGCCGCCCCAGATCGCGAGATCCGCCAGCGGCTGCTTCTGCCCGTCAATAACGGTCGGCGCGGCGTTGGCCGATCCGTCCTTCTTGGTGCCGTTCCGCTTGGCCGCGAAGCGAACCATGCCCGTCTCGTTGCCGCTGGCGTCCTTCACCTTCTTCATGCCGAAGACCTTCGCGAACTGCGGCATCTTCGGGCTGCGTGCGCGGGAAGCCTCGTAGTGTGCCTTCAGCGCGTCGTAGATCGGCTTGGCATCCTCCTTCGGCATCTCGACCTCGACCGACCACGCGGCGTTGGAAGCCGTCGGGGCGCACGGCTCGCTGGCCTGCTTCTGGGTGTTGAACCGATAGGTCTGGTTCAGCTTGGGGTACTGCAGGGTGCCCTTCATCAGCACCTTCAGGAAGTCATCATTGTTCGCCATTGGTATCTCCTCTCGGCGTGGGGTTAGAAGTCGATCTGTTCATCAAACACATCCACCTCGGCTTGGTCCACCTGCCACCGGGGCAGGTGTACATCGTTAATCAATGGCCAACCGCTTGTGAAGTCGCCGAATGTCTCCGCCCGCACGATGTCGGACAGGGCGTAGGTTACGCGCATGTCGGCGGCCAGCAGGTATTCCTCGGTGAGCTGGTGCAGGCACACCGCGTGCGGGGCCTCCTTCTCGACGGCCACAAAGATGAAGGCCTTGGCGTCATAGCCGGCGGCCCGCATGCAGCGCAAATAGAATGCGGCCTGCATGTCGTAATTGTAGCTGCGGATCTCGCGCGGGAAGCCGCCCGGGCTGGCGTCGCGCGTCGTCTTGATGTCGAACACGACGCCCGACGATTGCAGGTATCCGTCCGGGCGGCATTTGATGTTCGCGCCGGTGATATCGTCGGTGGCGAAGAAGCTGGCCTCGGCCACAAAGGATGGGTCAGCCAGATAGCGCGCCACGGCCGGGTGACATCTGGTCGCCTCCGCGATCTTCTCTGCCAGATCGTGGTCGGCCTCGGTCAGCAGGATCTTGCCCTCCAGATCGGCGGCCAGCTTGTCTGCCTTCCACTTGTTGCCGCGGCGGTCTTCCGGGCCGCGGATGACGAGCTTCTTCTCCGGCTCCAGAACCATGGCATGCACGGCGCTGCCCAAAGCGAAGGCGGAGCTGTCCTTGTAGACCTTGGCCTTCCAATGGGCCAGCGACTTGGACGCCACCAGCTTGACGTCGCTGGAGCTGATGCTGGGGTGCGAGTGGTACTCGCCGTTTGGCATGTCACGGATCATTGCTTGCCCTTTCCGTAAAGCGCGATGAGCGCAGCCTCGGCCCGGCCGTCGTCCTTCACCCGCGCCCACTGGTCCGAGCAGTCGGGGAAGTATTGGCTGGCCAGCGCGCGGCTTGCGTTCTTGTCGGTCGACAGCCGCATGGTCTTCTTCCACGCGGACGGGTCGACCTCGAACGTCGGCACGCCCGCGAAGAACAGGCACGCCTTCAGTTCACCGTACGCGACAGCGATGGTGACGGCATTGCGGATGCCTATGGCCCGAGGATAGAACGGCCGCTCGAGCCAGCAGCACTTCACCCTTCCGATGTCCGAGATCAGGGCGCGCTTCTCTTCCAGCGTTCCGGGCATGTCGTATGTGCTGACCTGCATCTCGTCGCAATCCAGCAGCGCGAAGGCACCCTGCTTGCCGGGGTCGATGCCGAGGATGAGCGTCATGCCTCACCCGTCGCAATCTCGCCGCCGCAGGCCAGATATCCGCAGCCGTCCACCCAGTTGTCGGCGTGCGCCGGGTTCGACTTGGCCCGCGCCAGCTTCATCAGGGTCATCATCACGGCCACGTCGCTTGCGGTCACGTTGACGTCAAGGTGAGCCGACCAGTAAGCCGCGATCAGGCCGAAATTGCTTTCAGCGTCACCGTGCGTGCCGGCGCGGTCCACGTTGACGTATTGCTTGGCGGTGTCCAAAATCTCGCTGCGGTTCATGCGAAGTCCCTCCCAGAAATCCATTCCTCTTCAAACCGCAAATCCTCGATCCCGGTTATGTCGGCCAAGCGGTGGCGGTAGACAGCCGACGGCACGACGCGGCCCGTCATCCAGCGGGAAAAGCTGGACGCCGCCACTGGCACTTTTCTTGCGAGCCAGCCCAGCTTGCGCCCGTCTTGCGCGCACCATAGCCGTATTTGAGTTTGAGCCATCATTGGCGCTCTCCTGTGTTTCGATGTCACCAGACCTAAAGACGAAAATAATTGGCGTCAAGCGCATTTATTTGGTTGCACTGGCCGCTGCATCGTGTAGGTTGTCAATACGAACAAGCAAACAAGGATGACCAAGATGAACCGCCACCCGCTTGAAGCCAAAGACTTTGCCGCTGGCCGCCTGGCGCGCGCATCAGGCATCGCCTGCCACTACAACCCATTTGACGTTTACGCAGAGCCGCAGCGTTACTTCGCTTGGAAAGAAGGCTGGCGCAACGCATGACCCTCGCCGAACACCTCAACCTGCTGGGGCTCATCCCCCGGCAGGCCCCGCCGAAGCCCACGCTGCAGCCCGCCGCCTATGCGCCGCCACAGTGGAAACCAACTTACCCCGGCGAAGAGCCGCCGTTTTGATAGGAGACTAAAATGAAATACCGCATTCGTGACATCATCGCCGACCTGATCGGCGTCATCGCAATCTTCGGCTCGGGCTACGGCCTGCTGCTCATCGGACACGGGATGGGGTGGTGAGATGGCCGTAAAACTTGGAGCAATGGACACGCACATCGTGCTGACGGCGCTGTGGGACTATCGCGAGACGCTGACCATCGTTAATGACACCGCGCCGACCCCGCACATTCAGGACAGGATCGCCTGCGTTGATGGCCTTATCAAGGCTTACAAGAAATCGTACTTTGCACTGGATAGATTGGGGATCATGTGATGACAGCCTATTACAACGAGATCGACCCCAAGGCAGCGGCATGGCTGCGGGAACTTATCAAGCAAGGCCACATAGCAGATGGAGTGGTAGATGAACGATCAATTGTCGATGTTACCCCTGATGAACTCAGAGGCTTCACCCAGTGCCACTTCTTCGCAGGGATCGGCGTCTGGTCCTACGCCCTGCGATCCGCAGGCTGGGCCGATGACCGTCCTGTTTGGACGGGAAGCTGCCCGTGCCAGCCTTTCAGCAGCGCAGGTCGCCGAGGCGGGGTCGATGATGAGCGGCACCTCTGGCCGCACTGGCATCACCTCATCAGCCAGTGCCAGCCTGCAATCGTCTTTGGAGAGCAAGTTGCGAGCAAAGACGGCCTCGGTTGGCTCGACCTTGTATCAACTGACATGGAAGCCACGGGCTACGCCTTCGGGGCGGCTGATCTGTGCGCTGCGGGCGTCGGCGCGCCGCACATCAGACAGCGCCTCTGGTTTGTTGGGTTGGCCGACGCCGGACGCACACGCAGGCTCTGGGGGCCGGACGCCAGCGAATTTGATGGCGCTCAAGAGGGAAAGCGGCACGAAGGTTCAGGTGACGATCAATCATGCGGCAGCGCTGACGGGCTGGCAGACGCCAGTGGTTCAGGACAGCAAGCAGAGCGGGTTGGCTCCGTCAGGGACGGGCAACAGCCTGAAGCTGTCATTCGAGGTGCAGCAGGCGGGCTGGCCGACGCCAACGACACGGGACCACAAGGACACGGGCAATCTGGAGGGTTCAATGTTTCGGAGGGACGGCCAGATGCGGGACGACACGGTGCCGAGGGTGGCTTGGATTGCAGGCTGGCCGACGCCGACTGTGAACAACGCAGCAAATTCGGTGATCGCATCACTGGAAACGGCCCAGAAAGAGGCAGAGCGGAAGGGCTGGAACAACAGTCTTGCAGTGACAGCCTTCGCGGCGATTGTGGACGGCCCAGCCCGACTAACGGTTTCTGGCGAGATGCTGATTGGCTCTTCTGCCGCGATGGAAAGTGGCGGCCAGTTGAACCCAGCACATTCCCGCTGGCTCATGGGTCTCCCGCCAGAGTGGGACGACTGCGCGGTTACGGCAATGCCATCGCTGCCCCGGTCGCGCAAACCTTCATCGAAAGCGCAATGGAGACACTAGAATGAGCAAGCAAGACCTACTCGCCTACATCGAACTGCGGCAGAGCCAGATCGACGATCTGGAAAAGCGATACGGCACGGGTGTTCGCCCTGCATGGGTCGGGGAAGAGATCGGCATCCTTCTTCACTATAAGCGCGACGCGGAAGCCGAATTGAAAAAACTGGAGAAAAACAATGCAACCGACTGAACTGATCGTAACTAACCGCCTCGCCACTGGCACGACCTTCGCCGTGCTGGCCAGCGACATGACGCAGAATGTGTTTATCCCGTCCAAGCTGGCTTTGGACGCCAGCCTGCGCCCGGGCCAGAAGGTCATGGCGCAGATCGTCCCCAACATGAGCCAGCCGGAAAAGACGCCTTGGCTGGCGATCTCGCTGGAGGATGCCGCGCCTGTATCACGGAATGATACGCTGGCCGCCTTCATCCTCGGCAACCTGCAAGCCGATGGCCGCGCCACCGTCGAAGAGATCGCCGAGGATATGAACATGGCTGACGACAAGATCGCCGCCAAGCTGGCCGAGTTGGTCGCAGCCGGGCGTGTGGTGCGGCTGACCTGCTTCGATCTGCCGGAGGATGTGGCATGAGCGACCTGACCACCAACATGACAGACGCGCAGCTCGACGCGATTATGCTCGCCCTTCCCGACAACATGAGCGAGGCCGAACTGTGCGCGCTGACGCTGACCATGTTCAGCGCGTATTGCGAAAAGGGGGCCGACATCATCCCGGCCCTGCTCGCCACGATTTACACTTTCGGCCTGTCCATCGGCATGAGCCGTGAAGCCATCTCGCGCGGCCTGCGCGCGACGGCAGACATGAGCGACACCATACACACCGAAACGCGGCACTGAGGAGGATAAGATGCACGAAGTGACCTACATGACGATCCTCTGGATCACGGCCCTGAGCGGCCCTCTCGACACTGCCAGCTACGGCATCCCGTATGTGACCGAGGAGGCCTGCGAGGAGGCCAAGGCGGCCGTCGGTGACACGCTGGATTATGACCACAAGATGACCTGCGAGATGCTTCCCGTGGAGCAGGAGTTTTTGCCATGAGTGAACCAAGCGGGACCGATGCCCGACTTGACCGCATCGAAGCCCTGACGGCCAAAGTCAAACTTATGGATGACCTTGACGCCATCAACGGGGAGAAGATCGAAGCCCTGACTGCTGAACTGAACACCTGCCGCATGGCGCAGGTTGTGATGGACAACACCGTGGCTGAACTTGAAGCCAAGCTGGCGAAGGCGGTGGAGGCGTTGGAGATCATCCGTGATCGCCAGTATTACCGTATGGGACCGGGTATAACTGCACAGGTGATCGCCCGCGCCGCCCTCGCAGACATCAAAGGAGAGAGCCATGACTGACATCCGCGTCTTGAAGGGCGACGGCAAGCGGGCCGAAGACGTGACCGGGGAACTGGGTGATCGGATCAAGGCGCTGGTCTATGAGTATAGCGGACGCATCCCTCTCGCCGCAGCCGTCGGTGTTCTGCATCTCGTGGCTTACGAAATCACAACGGACAGCGACTGATGACCAGATCCGCCAGTGACAGCCCAGCAGCACGCGCCCTGCGAGACGCCGGCTACGTCAAGCTGCCGGGCTGGTGGGTCACGCAAGAGCAGTTTGAGCTGATCGAATACATGGCCCACCAGAATAA